TGCAGAAGTGGGCACAGGCTAAGTTTTCAAATGAGGGCATTGACAAGGTCTCTGATGCTATCAAGATTGAAGCCTATGAACTTGATGGGCAAGTTGTTCACATGGGTGATACGGTCAATCTCAAGAGCTGGAAACATAATGTCGATGCATTCAAGAAAGCTATTGCTTATGAGTTCGATGCCTTAAAAGAAGAATACATTTCTCTGACTTTAGATGATAAGGCAGGCGTTGGTGGTTCTAGAGCTTCTGGTGGCCTATCTAGCGCAGCTGATGCCATCCTTGGAGTGACAGAATCAGCTCAAGAAATTGCCCTTGAAAAAGCTCTTCAAAATGCAGACTTAGATTTTGATCACCAAGCTGAATTGTTAAGACAAGAAATTGCGGACGGTATCGAACTTGCCAAAGCTAAAGCAGAGGAAAACAAGCGTGCTCTGTCAGATGAAATCGATAACAGGCTCTCAGGTTTTGATAGCAGCATGAACGAGAAACTTGAAGACCAACGAACAAAAATCGAAGAGATTCGTGCGATTGGTTCAACAGTTACTCAAACCGCTGAAGAAGCTTTAGAAGAAGCTAGAAACGCTCTTGAGTCCGCTAATACTTCTAAAGATTTGTCTGACTCAAACTTCGCTAAAATCGAGCAGATTACAGATAGAATCAGAACACTTGTGACCAAGCAAGAAGTGGACCCGTTGAATGAACGGTTGAGGATTGCTGAAAACAGAATCGAAGTCCAAGCTGACCAGATTATCGAGAAATTATCTCGTACTGATTTTGATAGATTGGCCACCGATAGAGGTTTCCAAACTGCTACTCAAGTACAGAACATAGTCAAGAATTCTGTTGATGGATTCCAAAGAACCATCTCACGTATTGAAACCAAGCTGAGAGATATTATTAGAAATGATAATCTATTGCAGAATTCTTCCATCATTCCTGCAGGAAATGGTTTGGAAGGTACATGGAGACTAAACATTTCAGGTGGTAACGGTAAGACAGAGGTTATTGAATTAACAGATGCACCACATACTGCTATAAGAAAAGGTATTCAGATTGTAAATAATACAAATGGTGGAAACAAGGATTTTGGTCAATTCATAAACTTGGAAGTTGGTCAAAAATACACTATTTCTTGCTGGGCTAGAGTGCATTCTAAAAGTAGTCAAAACAATGTGAATTTTATCATGCGTTCTTATACTTCGAACGACAGAAATCGCATATTCGTCAAGAATATCTCAAATAAAGATTGGGTCAGATATCAATTCACTTTCACAGCGGATGCAGTCAATAATTCAATCCAATTTGGACAAAATGGAAATGGTAGTCTTGAAATCTGTGGTATGAAACTGGAGCATTCTGACCGCATGACTGACTACGATGTTAATACTTCTGAAATCGTGAGTGTTGTAGAATTTAACGATGTACGAGATACAGTTTCATCACATACTCAAACATTGCAACGACAAGACCAAGCAATTTCACAAGTCATTCAGACTGCTGACGGATTGGTTAACCGTGTATCTAATTTCTTGGATGATTTTAACTTGGTCTACGACCCTACCAATGTCAGTAAGTGGAAGAAGAAGCAATCTGAAGCGAATGTAATCGAGGTTCAGGCTGATACAAGGTTGCTACGGATTACCAATACTGGTAAGACTCAAGCGGTCTACCACGGTTTCGCTTTGCCACTCACAACATCGACCTTCACGAAGGGCGAAAAGCTCAGCTATCGTATGGAAGTCTGGGTGGATGTCTTACCAGATGCACAGCTTGGAATCGAGCTATGGGCAAATGACGGTGGACTTGCATCGGATAGAGTTACTCTTACGAAAACTGGAACGCAAATCATCACAGGTACGATGACTGTCCAAAAATCATCGACAAAATCAAGAGAATTCCCTCTCGAAATTTGGTTGATGAAGAACGGGCAAGTCGCAATTGGACAAGTATCTCTTATCCGTGGGGACAAACCGCCTAAAAAATTCAGCGACAACACATCTACACAGGATGTTGTCACACAGACTCAAGTATCACAGCTACGTGACTCGTACGCTATCCAAACCCTTACGGGACCTGGAGCGATTTCTTCTCAAATCAATCTGAACAGCAATAACATTCTGATTGAAGCTGCTAAAATACGTCTAAAAGGTAGGACGCTACTAGACGAAATCACGGCTATTGACGGTTATTTTAAACGCTTATTTGTCGGAGATGCCAGAATAGGAACTTTGAACACTGATATCATTCGCTCTAATTCGATTGCAGCAGACAAGTTGATATTTGATACTGCTCTAGCGAAGAAGCTTGTATCCAGCGATGTATTTACGGACACTTTAGCTGCTAAAACAGCCTTTATCAACAAGTTGAGATCAGTAGTAGTATCTGCTACCCTGCTTGAAGGATATAAAGGTAAGATTGGCGGTTTCCAAATCGGTACTCACGACAAAGACCCAAATAGTTATTGGCTAACTGGTCAAAATCAATTTAAAGTTGGCATGGGAAGCGGTAATGGTCGTTGGGGCCAAACAGCTCTTTGGGTTAATTGGGGAAATGATTGGGGGCAACCTGGTGACACAGCATGGTATGTTAAAAATAACGGAGAGATGTTTTGCTACAATCAAGCTCATTTTTGGAACACACCAGTCATCCACGGAAATCTTAAAGTAAGCGGAAATATTTATTATATAACGGACGATAACACGAAAGAAGGTGGCTATTGGATTCACTCGCCATCATTTAAACGTATTCAAGAAAGCTCAGGATATATCTACCTGTACCGTTTTGACAATTCGTATTCATGGATACCCGTTAATAAAGAAATCTCTGACAGACGATATAAACATAACATTGAAGATAGTAAGGTGTCTGCTCTGGAAGTTATTAACCGTCTGAAAACTTACTCTTATCGCAAGGAATACGACGGAAAAATCGAGGATATTTCGTGTGGTATCATGGCGCAAGATGTACAGAAGTACGCTCCTGAAGCATTTTTGGAAAATCCAGATGGCGCTTATTCATATAGCAGTTTCGTACTCGTACCTTATTTAATTAAGGCTATTCAAGAACTCAATCAGAAATTGGAGAAAGTAAATGAAGGAAGAAATTAATCAATTAATCATCCAAAATTTAAGTGATGATATCGGACTAAAAGCAAGCGATGCAGCAACTTACAAGGCGCTGTATGAAATCACTCAAAAACAACTCAAGGAAATTTTAAACATCATTGATTCGAATGAAGAACTTAAAGCAAAACTTGAAGAAGTGAGAGGAGAAATGACAAATGGCAATCAATAACTACGAACTAGCAAGCAAGCCTTATACACGAGGGTTTGGCGACAATATCAAGACAGTGGTTGAAATCCGTCTGTCAGAAGGCAATCGGTACAGTGCGAACATGCGTGAGCTAACAGGAGACCGGACAAATGAACCGGAAGATGTCTTGATTCAAGATGTGCTGGACATCCTAAAATCCGAGCTAGATCCAGGAAGCGCCATCGTCAAAACACAGGCGCAACTTGAACAGGCCAATCAGAAGATTGCGCAAAACGAGAGTGAACAGAACAAGCTTGTAGCTCTTATTAAGCAGACTGAAGAGAATTCGAAGGTGAATCAGAAGGTCATTCATGTTCTTGTCTTGAACTCTGTCATGAGCAAGAATATCGAGTACGGCACGACTTATAAAGAATTGGTTGAGTTGATTCCACTAGCTGAAGTTGGTAAGACCTACTTACCACATGACCTAATTACCATTGAAGACCCTGAGCATGTAGAGGTTAACGGCGAAGGGAAACGCATCTTGGTTCAGCTTAATAAGGAATTTACTTACAACGGCGAGCCTGTCAGCGCGTTTGTGACGAATGGTACCCTGGAACAAAACGGAACGGGTGTCGCTTGGAAATTTGAAGGGAAGGAATAGGAGAAATAAATGAAAATTGAATTGTTTAACTTTTTTAGAAGTCTAATCCAAACAGAAGATGGCTTGGTTTTGTACGCTCTTAGCCTAATTGTCATTATGGAAATTGTTGATTTTGCATCAGGGACATTTGCAGCAATTGCAAATCCAGAAATTGAATACAAGAGTAAGATTGGTATTAACGGCTTGATTCGAAAGGTTCTAGGTGTTCTCTTGTTGATGGTATTGATTCCGATGTCTGTCTTGTTGCCTGAAAAAACAGGTTTCGCATTCTTGTACTCGATCTATCTCGGATATTTGCTTTTTACTTTCCAATCGCTCATTGAAAATTACCGTAAGTTGAAAGGGAATGTGACAATCTTCCAGCCTATCATTAAGGCATTTGAGCGATTGGCTGGTGACAAAAACGACAAGAACGACAAGAACGAAGGAGAACAATAATGGATATTGACACAAGCAGATACAGAGAAGGACTTCCACAAATTGGATACGCTCCATACCGTCAAATTCACGCTCATTCGACAGGTAATAAGAACTCAACTGCCCAAAATGAAGCAGACTACCATATGCGCAGACCTGTTGAATCAGGCTTTTTCTCACATGTTGTGGGAAATGGTCGAGTGATGCAAGTCGGACCAGTGAACAACGGTGCTTATGACGTTGGAGGTGGCTGGAATTATGAAACCTATGCAGCAGTCGAGCTGATTGAAAGTCATTCAACCAAAGAAGAGTTTATGGAAGATTATCGTCTGTATATCGAATTACTTCGCAATCTAGCAGATGAAGCAGGTCTTCCAAAAACATTGGATTCGGACGCATTGGAAGGCATTAAGTCGCATGAATACTGTACTAACAATCAACCTAATAATTATAGCGACCACGTTGATCCATACCCTTACTTAGCAAGCTGGGGTATTAGTCGCAGTCAATTCAAGCACGATATCGAAAACGGATTGGCCGTTGAAAAAGGCTGGAAAGAAAATTCTACTGGTTGGTGGTATGTACATTCAGATGGCTCTTATCCAAAAGAGAAATTTGAAAAGATTGACGGAACCTGGTATTATTTTGACGGCTCTGGCTATATGATCAAAGATAAGTGGAAGAAACATTCAGACGGCAAATGGTACTATTTAGACCCTTCAGGAGCCATGGCTACTGGATGGAAGAAAATCGGTGGCAAATGGTATTACTTCGATAGTGAAGGAGCCATGAAGACTGGATGGGTTAAGTATAAGGATGTATGGTACTATCTCGATGCTAAAAACGGTGACATGGTATCTAACGCATTCGTACAATCAGCAGACGGCAAAGGTTGGTATTACCTTAAACCAGATGGTTCACTTGCTGACAAGCCTGAATTCGTGGTTGAGCCAGAAGGGCTCATCACCACAAAATAAAACATAGAAAGGTTTTCAAAATTTAATTACACTAAAACCGCTGGCGTCTGCTGGCGGTTTTTTTGTTTGTTCAAAATAAAAAAGCAGCGACCGAAATCACTGCTTATCAGCTGTAGCAAATTCATAGAGCTTTTCTGCTGTTAGAAGGGCCATTTTGTCCATGCTTGTCTTTCCTTTTCTAAGGTCAGAAACAGTAGTCCACGGAACTCCAGCGCCTTGCGAAATAGCAGATGTAGACATCGAACTGTCTAATAATTCTT